ATTCTTTTTCTACTTTAATGTGATCATCATCCCAATCATCAGAATATGTTGAAACAAATCCACCTTGCCGATATCTTAACACAGCTTGGGTCATAGAATCAACATAGTCATCATACTGACCGTTAGGAAACGCTGCACATTCCTCAATTACTTCCTGTGCCCAGTGTTCGTCTAAAGGTGCCCACACCATACCAGACTCAAATACAGGTGCGCAAGAGTTTATTCTAGTATGCTTGTCTCGTCCTCTAGCTGGAACATAATCAATTACAGGAATTCCTGCACGTCTAAGTTCGTGAATTAGTGGTGTACCACTAGCTTTAGCTTCAATGATCACGGTTTCCGGTTCCCAATAATGATATTGTTCTAACGCAACATTTTTTAAATCTGGAAAATCATAACGTCCCTTTTGAGCATCTAATAATATAATTGCTTTCTCATAACCTTCTATAGGTTCAAATACCCCCCAGGTGGTAATAGCAGAATAATCTGCAGTTTCTTTTTTAGAAAATGCAGTATCATAACTTTGTATGACATGTAGTAACTTTGGTAAATTTTCTTTATCATAGTCCTGCCACCAATCCCTTTTTATAATTGCACCCTCTTCTGAGGTTGGGTCCTGCATGTATTGTGCATTCCAATTTTTTGTAGAGATTGAGGCTTTAACAGAATCTAAATCTTCTTTGTTCCAGTACTCAGGCCATACAGGTTTATCATCTGGCATGATTGCAGGAAAAGAAATTACTTTCCATTGATCTGCTTTAGTTTCACTTTGTGCCTTAACCAACCTTCCTGTAAGATCATCAGTAGCCCAACGAGTCATGACTACAAGAATACGGCCACCGGGTTGTAAACGTTGTCTGGGTCCTGAACTGTACCAATCGTAAGCACGTTCCATAGCTGTATCGGACAAGGAATCTTGTTCCGTGTGAGGATCATCAATGATAAGCAAATCGGCCCCTCGTCCTGTAATAGCACCGCCAACACCCGCTGCAAAGTATTCTCCACCATGATTGGTTTCCCACCTGCCTTTTGCTTTACTGTCTTCTCTTAGTGTAACATTTCCAAATATTTCTTTATACTCCTTGGTGTTCATTAAGTTACGAACCTTGCTACCGAACCTTGAAGCTAATTCAGCGTTGTGCGATACTTGCATAATTTTTTTCTTAGGATACTTACCAACATACCAAGCAGGGAATAGATAAGAAGCAAATTCAGATTTAGTATGACGTGGTGGCATATTGATTATGAGCCTCTTTGCATCACCATCTGCAATATCTTGAAACGATTCAGCTATAAGTTGATGGTGCCCGTACTTCTTTGGGTCCTTTGTTTTACGATAGATAAAGTCTTGCCACACAGACTCTGCAAAAATTAAAAAATTATCCTGGCATAACTTGATCCACTCCAACTGCTTTTTCAGAATAATATCTTTTAATTCGTCTTCAGTTAAGTTTTCTATTTTCATCTCGTTTGGGACCCTAGTATATTTGTATATCCTACTTTGTAAACCCTTTCGCCTCAAAAAACCTAGCCAGGCAACGCGAAACCCTGATGGGTAAAAAGTAAAAACGATTTTGAGATTGATTATGAGCCTTGCTATAGGTGTGGGCTAGATACACCAATGGCGTCAGTTAAGACGCCATTGGTTATGTGTTAATTATTCTGTGTTGTGTATTGCTTGAACAAGTGTACTAAACTTTTTTAGTATGTTGTCTTTGAACTCGTCAACGATTGGGTTGCCAACATTCTCTAAGATATGTTTTTCACATTCGCCCATTAACAGTTGGAACATGATCTCATAGTTGAGTTGTTTTTTTTGTCCATTGTCCACCACCATGTCTGCAAGTGAAGTGGGTGCATTAGAGTTTAACTTCTCACTCAATACATTAGCTATGTTAATCAAATCATTATTGGGCATTTGATACCTCGCCAATAGCTTTATATTCACAATAAGCAATTTGCTTTTGGTGTGCATTGTATAAATCTAAATGTGATAATTTAAATTTATCTTTGTCAAAAGATTTTCTAACTCTGTTAATCTTTTGCAATCCAAAACTATTTCCATGCTCATCTTGAACAATGATTAAGTTTTGGTTTGTTCTATCAAATAGATTAACAATGTGTTCTTTCATTGTGTCTAACTCTTTGTTAAGTCTATTTGCTTTTAGCTTTAGTGTTGCATAAGCTAGGACTACTTTTTTTTCGTCTTGCTTTAGCTTTTTTGCTGTTTGCATTTTTACCTCTTTGTTAAGTTATATATTCTTATGAATACTCTATCTTTATACATCTTATCAAATCTTATGCAATAGTTTATTTATCTTTTTTTTAGTTGAGTTTATTAGGTCTAGCAATAGTAGTAATAGCATTATTATCCTCTAGCATATTAATTAGTCTTTTTATTTTTTTGGTGAAAAGTTTTTCCTGTGCCGTTCCGTGCTGGTGCCTGGCGCCAGCTTTTAACTTACTGTTATCTTTTTCCAATCGAGAACGAGAACGAGACGAGGCGACAGATGTCGCCTCGTTAATTTTATTTTTAGCCATTACCAACTACACCAATATTCAACGACCTTACTCTCGTTGATCGCTTGTTCACAGAACTTCAAGAACTTGATATCTTGTTCCTTGTACTCCTTGACGCTATCCTCTTGGAACTGTTGCCCCCAAAAGAAACCATCTTCGGCATGATAATCCTTAAAGCCCTCTTGTATTTGTTCGGCTAACTCTTTGGCGACCTCTTGGGTTATATATACAGGTGCATCACAATCAGAATTAAATCCTAAATGTGAAAGCGACCCGTCATGCTCATGGTGTGCGTTTTGTTCGTCCCACTTCTTCGCCATGAACTGTTGAAGTCTTGCGTGTTTTCTCCACACGAAAACTTTTTCTTTATCTCCGTAATCATCATCAGAGTAATATTGTTCCCAATCTACTTTCTGACCTCGAAGGTGTGCGTGTTGATCTAGTCCCATAACTTTTCTCCTTTGTTTAAGTTTTGTGCATGACCTACTTTCTAGAATGTTTCACTCATACACAATATATGTCTTATCGTATCTTATATATCAATGCAACAATTATCTTTTAGAACCATTCTAAAGTAGAAACCTATCGCTGTATTATATTTTCCACGCAGAGTTCCGTACTGGTACCTGGTGCCAGCTCTGAAAGAAGCGCCTGGCCAGCTGCTCTCTAACCGAGAAACGAGACGACATTACAGTACTCCAACGAGAACGAGGATGGCCAGACTGGTGCTGGCCAGTGTAAAGCTAGGAAACATGAAGAGAAAGCACAACCAAACGAGAGCGAGAGTCACGCTTCTTTACCAGCATCAGCTCCTGCTGCCAGTTCCTCTACTTCACTCTCCTTCCAGCTGCTACCATTCGCAATGCAACGAGATCCAGCCACTCCGGTAAGCGCATATACTTTGCCGGCTTCAGGTTTGTCCTGAACCTGGTCCTTCTGATGCCACCCATCGGGTGGCGCGTTGTCTGCATTCAATTGTTTAACGAGGCCTTTTAATGTTCGTAGCTTACCCATGTTACTCCCTCCTTGTCTGTTTTATAATTAATAATATCACCAAATTTTCTATCCATTAGACGTACAGGTATGTTATCTATCTTACCGTGGCCCCGCTGCTGCGTCCCCTGCAGGATCTTGACCCACATAGATTCTTTTTTATCACCATCCGCAAAACGTACGTAAACGAAATCCTTGGCCTCGGGTCTTTTCTCAAACTGTTTTACTTTAAAGTATGTATCCAGACTGTGCTCAGGACAGGACCATACCACATTGTCTTCTGACTCTTTGTTCATAGTTCTCCTTTGGTTAACGAGCTATATATAAGACACGATGGGATAGCTGTCAAGACCTTTCTTTTATTTTTTTTAATCTTTCTTCGAACGACCATTTCTTTTCATCGGGTAGTTCTTTTACCATCTGAGTCGCCAGCTCCTGCAGACTGGCCACCTGCCGTGCCAGCTCATCTATCTTCTTGTTGTAGGAACGAGATTTGTTCTCGCCTCGAACGAGATCCAGTGCATCAAAATCTATTGCCATATATTCTCCTTTGTTTGTCTGACCATACGACATCATGGGATACCTGTCAAGGAAGAAGTTATGGTCTGGCCAGCTGGGAAGCACGCTGCACCAGCTCCTGATGGAGATCATTAAACGAGAACGAGGTTTGTCATGAAACGAGAACGAGAAACGAGATCCTGCTGCTGGTCCCCAGGCCACTGATCAAACAAAGAGGGAAAAGATCAGTGGCCAGGGAACGAGAACGAGGATCAGGCTGCAGCAGGAGGAGATCCCAGCTCCTGAAGGATGCGCTGCTGGACCGTTGGCCATTGTAACGGGAACGAGAACGAGGCAAACGGGACGAGGGAACGAGCATCAGTAAACACGGACACCGGTCTGTACAGTTTAAGAGACTTCTGCAAGAGGGTCTCTTTCAAGATAATTACTTTGCCACCTGCTTTAATATATTTGTTAATCCAAACAATTTGCCACTTATTTAGCTTCGGATAACTTAATGAATCTGATTTTAATTCTACCCAAAATACTTCATTACTCATTACAGCATGAATGTCAGGAATACCATTGATTGTGCTAGATTCTACGCGAGTTAAAAAGCAATCAGTCAGTCCTTTTTTTACCTTTTGCCATAGCCTAGTTTCCCCATTTTTATTAGACATGATTAAGTAAGTTATTTATATTTTTAATTTCCTAATTGATTTAATTACTGCTGTTGGAATAATAGTTGTTGCACCGATATTGTCAAACGTTGGTTTATCTTTAGACTTAATATAATCACTAAATATTCTTGTAATTCCATTCTTTTGACTAAGTAAGTAACCCTTTGATACACATACAGGTAACTGTTCTTTACTTAAATCTTTTGTGCTGCTCCAACCAGCATCACCTTCGATGTCCAACCACTCTATCTCTACAAATGGATAATCATCAATTACATTACCGAGATTTTTAAAATCAAAGTTTAATATTTTAGATTGCTGTCTCTTTTTTTTAATCATCAATCTTTACCTTAATTTTACCAACTGAAGTAGTTATTGTAGAGTTATGTACTTGGTTAAAAACATCTAACCATTCTGTCCAACTAGCTTTCTTCAATTGCTGTAACGTCTTCGGACTCAACTTCGATCGTTTTGGCATTGAATCCATCGATCTTGTTTGATAGTTCCTCGAGCTTTTTTTCAAGTTGCTCACGTGACATACCCTCCAAACCACTAACAGTTACTTCTTTACGATCAACATAAGCACCGGCCAATTGACCAGATCTATATTCAGCGTTAATAGCAGCAGCGAATTGTTTTTCTTTCTCTGCTTTGTCAGCAATTCTTTCTAACCTTTTGTATCTTCTAAGGTTGTCACTTGTGTATTTTTTTACTTCTCTTTCAAACAACTTATCAAAGTAGTTTGCTATATGAGGACTGTGTTTTCTAGATAACATTCTAGATGCAACAGATCCATAATCTTTTTCATTAGTACAAACATAGCCTGCACGTTTAAGAGCTTCAGCTTGTGTTATGTTACCCCAATCTTGCACATAGATTTCAACAAACATTTTTTGTTTTGGAGTTAAATCTAATTCAGTTCTTAGTGATTTCTTTTTAAGTCCACCAGGCATTACTTTCTGCCTCTAGGTTTTTTAGGTGTAAATTTTCTTCTCACTTCACCTCTAGCATAACTATCTGCAGATGAATGAGTCATGTGGATTTTTGCACTATCATATTCATCAGTATATAATTTTTGTTTAGCTTTATTTCCAGGAAACAATTGTTTCACCTTATCCTTCATTAGCATGAATAATTGTTTTTTCATAATTTTCTACTATATAGATATTTCAGAGTAATGACTAGTTCCTAATAACCAACTGTTTGCGTTCCCGCAAGAGTGGTGTATCCCAGATACACCATAGATACACCATAGATACACCATTAAAATTGATTAAAACCCTTGCTATTATTGACTAATAGAACATTAGATACACCAGATACACCTCTTTTACCCCCTGAGCACTTTTCTTTTTCAATCACTCTAGATAATCTATATAGTAGAAATTTATTAATTGTCCGGTGGCCGGTATTCTGGTACAGTTCAGCTGTGTTCAATCACAATTGGTTAATTACTTCTGGAGGTTTTTCGAGGAATTGCTCCCTATGTTTTCCTCCAGGAGTTAAATACATTCGACCCCCATGACTAGTCACTTAGTCTTTTTAAATTTTCTTTAACAATCAATTTTTTAATCACTCTTCTCTCTTCCTTACTACTTGCAGCTCGATACCGTTTATATAGATTTCGATAAGTAATCCAGGACTTCTGTAATTTAGTAAAATGTATTTTTCCAGTATCTACTAACTTTAAATACTCTCCTCTTACAAATTCTGGGTCCATATCAGCACCCCAACAAACATCATTAAAATCCATAGAGTTTTCCATAAACCATCTGTGCGAGTCCTGTTTATGGTAAGTTTCTTTTTTAAAACCGGATATATTAACTGCATCCTCCAACGCCTGGACAAGTATAGCTTGGAATAATCGCTGCTCAGCAAATGATTTAGGTTTAATTATCTCTAGGCTCAACTTAATGCCCAAAAATTTTAGTAAGCTCGGAGCACAGGTCATAGGCCTTTTGTTTATCCATTGAAAATGTTTTAGATAATTTTTTAGATCTTGATCTTCTAGAATTTATATAAACCCTGAAATAAAGGTTCCACATCCTCTCAATATAATACATCTTGTCCTCACCGGTCATGATGTCTAACAATATAATTGAATCTTTAAGTAATCCCTTAGGTTTTTTTACGTCCATTTGCATAACCACGATGTGGGAAAAGATATGGATTGGGAAAATCTACACCGTGGTTAAGCATTTTTAACAACCAGACTAATACCTTTAGCTTTTGCTACGGTTTTACGTCCTGATCGCCATCTATCCTCAATCTTATCAAGGAAAGAAAGACTAAAATTTCCTAAACCAAAGTCATTTCCACAATACAATTGAAACATTAGACCTGTTAACTCATCATAAGTTTTTTTGTTTGGACACACCATCACTAGCTTGTCCAACGCTTGATTCAATGCTTCTTCACTACTTTTCTTCATAGCTTTACCCACAAAATTATCCTTTATTAAAGTTAATTTGAGTGTCAATTGTTCGGTGAAAATAAAGTGTTTTGAAAGCCCCACTTATTTCATTTAGGCTTAGGAATACAATTTAATTAATAACTATTTTGA